GTCCAATCCAGTACGCAGTCCACCGTAAACGGGACAACATCACGGTCTATCTCTGGCCTGTCCCTGATAATTCAACAGACATCTTCCGGTACTGGAATGTCAGCCGTTATGAAGACTTCACGAAGTCCGTGGACACTGCTGATGTCCCCTTCCGGTTTCTTCCATGCCTTATCTATGGTCTGGCGTATCATATGTCAATCAAGCGTCCCGGTGTCCCCGGTGACAGGGTTCAGTTCCTGAAGCAGATCTATGAAGAAGCCCTGATGAATGCCATGGAAGAAGACCGAGAGCGTGCCTCATTCAGAGCTGTCCCCTATCTTCGGGTTGTCTGATGTATAAAAAATCACCTTGGTTCATCAGTGACCGCTCCGGTTTTCGGTTTCCCTATGATGAAAGAGTCAAGGAAAGCACCGGAATGGTTGTCCACATTTCCGAGACTGATGGGGCCTATGACCTAAAGAACCATCCACAAAACAAGGCTCCCCGTATTGGACCCCGCAGAATTCTATGGGATGCCAGGCCAGAAGTTTCGGTCACTGCCAATCCAACAGAATGGAATCCTTCAATGACCACGTTTGTCTCAAATCTTAACGAGGTGGTATATTTAACTAATATCACTGGGACGATTCAAAGTGGTACTGTAAAGATCAGGAGTTAAATTAACAATGGCTATTTCACAGGGAATGTGCATCTCATTCAAGAAGGAAGTCCTCCTCGGTGAACAGGACTTTGATGCAGATACATTCAAGATTGCCCTATTCACCAGCGTAGCTTCTCTAAGCAACGGTACCACGGTCTATAGCACTTCAGGAGAAGTCTCCGGTGTCGGGTATACAGCCGGTGGAAACATCCTGACTGGCGTCACTGTAACTACGGATGGCTCTGTAGCCATTGTAGATTTCAGCGATAGCTCATGGACATCAGCCACCTTTAATACCCGTGGTGCCCTTATCTATAACTCTTCAAGATCAAACACTGCCGTGGCAGTCCTTGATTTTGGTGGAGACAAGACTGTGGAAAACGGTACTTTCACCGTTCAGTTCCCAGCCGCAGCGGCCACGACAGCCATTATTCGTCTGACATAATAGGGAGGGCCTCGGTATGGCTCTCGTCGTTAAAGACAGAGTAAAGCAGCAGACAACCACAACAGGAACAGGGACTCTCACCCTGAGCGGTTCCTACACTGGCTTTGACACTTTTTCTCAGATCGGAGATGGCAACACGACTTACTATGTCATCACTGATGATGTCACAGGTGACTGGGAAGTTGGCCTTGGCACATACACGGCAGCCGGAACAACCCTGTCCCGTGATACCATTCTGGCATCTTCCAATGCAGGATCCGCCGTCGATCTTGCCGCCGGAACCAAGGTTGTCTTCTGTGGATATCCCGCAGGAAAATCTGTATATCTTGACGCTTCCGGAAACCTGGGAATCTCCGGCACTGTCTCTGCTACCGCTTTTACCGGTGCCACAGTCACAGCCACATCCAATATCCACACCCCCACGATTTCTGTGACGGATCTTCAGGCATCCACAGTCACGGCCACGTCAAACATTCATACTCCGGCTATTTCTGCCACAAGCATCCTTGCATCCACGGTTTCTGCAACAACCCGGATTCACACCCCTGAGCTTTCTGCCACCTCCATCACAGGTGCCACGATTACAGCTACTTCAAACATTCATACTCCGGCTATCTCAGCTACTAATATTGTGGCTACATCAATCAACACAGATGTAGTTTTTGCAATCTCTGGTCAATACGGGGACGAACTTGATGGAGGATTCACACCAGTATTTCTTGTGCTCCATTCCCCCTTTACTTTCACAGTAAATACGTTTTCAAGAAAACTGTCAGCCGGTGCAATCGTGGCCTCTGTTGTTATAAGAAGCGCCGCCGGTGGTATAGACACCACTGTCACAGGGCTGGATAATTTGGCAGTCGGTACAACAAAACAAACTACAACAGCCACAGGCAACAACCTAGTTTCCGTGGGTGGCGGACTCCTATTCAAACTAACAGGTGTTGCGGCAACAGACAGAAACTTCGCATTCACCCTTAATTGCACCCGTACTAATTTCTCAGGTGCTTAATGGCTTTCTCTAACGCCCCTTTCTCTCAGGTACCATACTCAACACTTGTCCCGATTGACTCTGTTGTCACAGTCACTGGCGTTCAGGGTAACTTTGACCTTGGCATTGTCAACGCTTCTCCTCAGACAATCATCAATGTAACCGGCTTTACCCTTACACTTTCCCTTGGCTCTACCCAGATTCAGGTATCTCCGGATGTCCCCGTCACCGGAGTATCTGCCACCTTTGAACTAGGCACTGTCCAGACACAATCATCATTCACAGCCAAGGTCTCTGGAGTTTCCGGGGAGTTCAATCTAGGCTCTCCATCGGTTATCCTGAGTCCTGTCATCGGGGTCTCTGGGGTATCCGGGACATTCTCTGTCGGAACCGTCACTCCCGCCATATCACCGACAATTCAAGTTACCGGGGTATCTGCCACCTTTGAACTGGGAACTCCGACTCTGGAGGTTCTGACTCTAGTTGGAGTATCCGGTGTATCAGGTGAACTCGCCCTTGGTTCCTTTAATCCGGCCATCGAAGCAACCGTAATTGTAACAGGGGTTCAGGCCCGGTTTGAGACTGGCCGTATCTTCTTCTGGTTCCCTGTCCCGGATGTAACCACCAACTGGAACGGAGTAACCCCAGTATCCACCACATGGACACCCGTCTCTGATCAGGCGACAAACTGGACAGTAACTACTCCAGTATCTACCACATGGACTGACAAAAACCCAGTATCTACCATCTGGAAATCTGCCGCTTAATTGGCCGATAATTTAAGATATGATAGGATCATCGTATGGCTACTGTAACCTATTCATCCCTTGTCTCAGCAATTCAGGAAACTGCGGAAAATACAGGATCCGAATTTGTTGATTCAATCCCCAACTTCATCTCCAGAACAGAGAAGCGTCTGACCCGTGACATTGATCTTCAGGGATTGACCAAGTTTGCCACCACGAATTTCGTGACAGCAACCCCCATTTACCAGAAGCCAACCAATGCCCTCATTGTAAAAAACCTGACCATCACCAGCGGGGGCTCCAGAATCAACCTTGTCATGAAGACAAAGGAATATCTGAATGACTATTGGCCAGACAGAACCTCTGTAGGCGAGCCACGATACTATGCCAACTATGGCACAGAACTCCTCGTTGCTCCGGCTCCTGCATCAGCATATCCTGCTGAAATTTCTTATGTAGTGGAACCGACTGCTCTGGCCTCTTCTACACAGGAAGAGAACTATTTTACCCAGTATTGTTCCAATGCTCTTTTCTATGGATCAATGGTAGAAGCAGCGCTCTTCATGAAGAATCCCACTGCTACAAACATCTGGGAATCTTTTTATGGTAGAGAAATCGCAGCCCTTAACAATGAGGCCCGTAGATCCCGGAGAGACAGCATGGCTATGCCTGCCAGTCCTGCCGGGGGTCCCAACACTTTAACAGGAAATAACTAACATGGCATCAACCTATACAACCAGAGTCCGTCTTGAGAAGCAGACCCCCGGTGAAAATGAGAATACATGGGGCACTATTCTTAATGGAAACGTCATTGATCTTGTTGATGACTCCATTGCTGCATATACAACGATCACTGTTTCCTCTGTTGATGTCACCCTGACTCAGGCTGATGGTTCCACAGATCAGGCCCGTAGTGCTTTCCTTGATATCACCGGTACCCTGACCGGGGATGTCAACGTACTTATTCCGGCCCTTTCCAAGGGATATGGTGTACGTAACTCCACCTCTGGCTCATTTACCGTAACCATGAAAACCGCCACGGGTTCTGGCATCGCCATTCCACAGGGGCAGGTCATCAGCGTCATCTCTGATGGTGTCTCAGTCAGAGACGTCGAGATTGCCGGTATCAAGTCAACCGCCAATGTAATCAATGTATCTGTGGGTTCTTCCCTTGTAGATATCAAGGTTCCCATGGCCGTATCCGGGACTGTCTCCATCGGAGGCGGTCTTGCCGTTTCTGCTTCTTCAACCATGGCAGCCACAACATTCTCCAGCAATATCACCATGAACGCCCAGAGTGATGTAAGATTTGCTGATGCTGATAGTTCAAACTACATCGCCCTACAGGCACCAACCTCTGTTTCAGCCAATGTTACCTTTTCGCTCCCTGCCGCAGATGGTTCATCTGGAGATGTCCTTCAGACAAACGGATCTGGGACCCTGAGTTTTGGTAGTGGAATACCCGTCGGTGCTGTCATGCCTTATGCAGGATTATGGTCTCCTGAGACAATCCCCTCCGGATGGCTCCTTTCTTATGGCCAAGCGATAAGTAGAACCACATACTCCGCACTGTTTACTGTGATTGGCACAACGTACGGAGCGGGTGACGGATCAACAACATTCAATCTTCCCGATCTAAGAGGACGCCTTGTCGCAGGTCAGGACTCCATGGGTGGTACTTCTGCTAATCGTCTCACAGGACTATCTGGTGGAGTTCAAGGCGATACCATTGGTGCAACTGGTGGCGCTGAGACCCATACACTAACACCCGGGGAATTACCAACAGCAGCCACTTACCAGAGACAAACCAGCAACGGTGGTCAGGGCGGTGTATCATCATCCGGTCTTGCACAAAATCCGGCATATATTCCACTAACAGGGGCTAATGACGAGGCGCATAACAACGTACAGCCAACAATTATTCTCAATTATATCATTAAGACATAACCCATGCCTGATATTATCTTAGTTGGAGGGCTTCTTACACCACC